ACGGGGGGTGTACGCATCGGTTTATTATTATGGACACTAACCCAATGGATGATGACCATTGGTGGCATAAATTAGCTGAAAAAGAAAAGATGAAAGGCAGATACCCGTGGAAATTTTATAAACAACCTGGTGGTGTTAAAGAAGTGGATGCACAGTATGAAGATGCTATCTTTGCCGCAGGTAAATACTGGGCGATGAATGAGCGTGCTGAGAATATGCCGAATTTAACTGATGGTTACTATGAACAAATGCTATCGGGTAAAAATTTAGACTGGATTAGTTGTTATGCACAAGGTAAATACACCTTTGTCCAAGAAGGTAGGGCAGTTTGGCAAGAATATACTGATAGTTTGATGAGTGATGACGTTGAATTTTTGCCAGAATACCCATTACAAATAGGACTTGACTTTGGATTAACACCAGCTGCGGTGTTTGGGCAGCGTTTAGACAATGGTAGATGGCATATATTACATGAATTAGTTACCTTTGACATGGGATTAGAGCGATTTACAACCCAACTTAAAATAGAAATCAATAAATTATTTCCCAAAGCTAAAGATATACAGATATGGGGTGATCCAGCTGGTAGCAAACGTGATGAGATTTTTGAGGTAACAGCTTTTGACCACTTAAAAACACAAGGATTAAATGCTAGACCTACGGTATCTAATGATTTTAAGGTACGTAGAGAAGCAGGAGCTATGCCTATGAACCGATTGATTGATGGTAAAGCTGGATTAATTATAAATAAAAGTTGTGCTAGCTTACGTAAATCATTATCTGGTGGATATTATTTTAAACGTGAAGCAATGGGTAGTGGGCAAGAAAGATTTAAAGATGTACCATTTAAAAATAATTTTTCTCATATAGGGGATGCGTTTGGGTATCTGATGTTAGGCGGAGGGGAGCATCGGATTCTCACTCGTAAAAATGCAAGGTTCGGTACGCAACAACAAGCAACGGCTAAGGTAGAGTTTAATGTATTCTAAAGAAAAAAGGGCTAGTCTAAAGGGGGTAAAGACTAACCCCGTTCCTTTAACTACACATGAAGGTATAATAGAATTTTACAATAGTTTAAATCGCAATGAAAGAATTAACTACCGCTATTATGAATCTAATGACGCTTATCATCTTGATTATCGTGACGCTGATGCTGTATATTTTGGCAGCTATGATGCAACTGTGGCGTATGTTGAAACCTTACAAACGGTCGGTCCAGCAATTACTGTTATCTATCAAGGAAAAATTGCAGCGTGCTGGGGTTTTGCGGCAGTAGTGCCTGGTGTTTATGAAGCATGGTGTTTAGGTAGTAAGTTATTTAATAAATATCCAGTTGCAACAACTCGTACTGCTAAATTTGTAATTAAATATGGGGCTAAATATCTAACGGCACACCGAATACAGATTACGGTACGCAATGAAAATCAAGTTGCAAAGAACTGGGCTTCTGTATTACAATTCAACTACGAGGGTCTGATGAAACAATTTGGACACGATAAAGCAGACTATGTAATGTTTGCTAAAACTTATTAGGAGTAAGTGATGGGAGGAATACTATCAAAACCAAAAATTCCTGGGCCAAGCGCAGCAGAGTTAAAAGCGCAGGGAGATGCTAGGGCGGCACAAGCAAAAGAAAAGTTATTGTTGGCGGAAAAAGATGCTGAGGAAGAACGCAAAAAAATTGATGAGATGCAAATGATGCAACAGCGTAACCGTAAACAGCGTTATGGAGGTATGCGTTCTTTACTCGCTGAACGTGATGACCCTGAGATGGGAATTAAAAAAACAACATTAGGGTAAGTTATGCCTTACGAAGAACAAAGAGATAAAGAAAAGCTAAGAAAACTTTATATGGCATACGCTAATATTACTAGGGATGTAGACAAAGCTAAATTTTTAACAGCGCAAACCATTCAAGAATCTGGTTGGGGAATGAAAGAAAGTGGTAAAAATAATTTTTCTGGTGTAAAAGAATTAGATAAGACAAAAGGCAGTATGGTTAAAACATCTGAAGATTTAGAAGCATATACACACAAAGATAAAAAAAGAATTTTAAGTGATGAAGAAGGATTGCTTAAATTAACAGACGATATATCTAAAAGAGGTGGCAGTATTATATATGATAAAAATGGATTACCAGAAAAAGATAAAAAAGGATATATTTATGTAATGGATAGGTTTAAAGACTATGATACTGTAGAAGAAGGTCTGCGGTTTAAAGTTGAAATGATTGAAAGAAAATATAATAAAGCATATAACGCAAAAACAATAGAAGGATATGTTAAAGGATTAGAAGGCTATGCAACTGACAGCGATTATTTTAAAGGTGTATCTGGGGTTGCTACTGGTAAAACTTTAAATAAAAAAGTGCTAGGTGATTTAGTTGAAACAACTAGGCAAAATTTAAAAAATACTAGAATGGAAAG